ATCATCTACAGCACCAAAGATGGTTGAAGGAGTTCCTGCACGTTCAGCTAATCCTTTAGCTAAGTATTACCCACAGGCTATGAAGGATCCTACTAAAACTGTAAACGCATACAACATGCCTACTCTAAAGAGATACTTAGAGTCAGACACAACAGGTCGACGTAGAAACACACCATTTCAGGATCCTGCTAAAACAAATGAAATTATTGAAAAGTTTATGAGTATGTCATCCCGTGAAGAGTATCTCAAAGAAAATCCAAATATGGAAACCGTCATCTCTGGCGGTGCCAACTTTATAGACCCAGTGCGACTTGGTATTAGAAAACCAGACCAAGGATTTAAGGAGGTTCTACAGCGCATTCACGAAAAAACACCTGGAAGTCAACTTAATAAAAACTCAAATATCTAAGGATTAAAATGGCCAGAAGAACACGACCGCAAATTACTCCAATCGAAACAGAAACATATGAACAACAGCGCAATCCCGTTGCCACAAATCGTTTAAAACTCCGAATTGATGATCTTCATACATTTAAACCTTTAACAGAAAATCAAAAGAAATTCTTTGATGCTTATCGTGTTGGTGACTATTTCATAGCACTACACGGAGTAGCTGGTACTGGTAAAACGTTTTGTGCTTTATATAAAGCCATTGAAGAAGTATTGGATAAAAGTAATCCATTTAGTCAGATTATTATTGTTCGCTCAGCCGTACAAGGTCGAGAGATTGGACATCTTCCAGGAGATGTAAACGAGAAGATGGAGATCTTTCAGCAACCTTATCGTCAGATTTGTGAAACTTTATTCGATCGCAAAGATGCTTGGGATCGTTTGGAAGAACAACATCACATTCAGTTTATCTCAACGTCATTCATTCGTGGTATGTCATTTGATAATGCGATTATTATCGTAGATGAGATGCAGAACCTAAACTACGAAGAGATTGATACAGTTATGACTCGTGTTGGTCATCAGTCTAAGATTATCTGGTGCGGTGACTATCGCCAGACAGACTTGACCAAGAAAAAGAATGACGTAACAGGTATTCTTAAGTTCTTTGATATTGCTCAGCATATGAGTTCTTTTACTCGTATTGAGTTTACTGTTGACGATATCGTACGATCATCTTTAGTTAAGGATTATATTCTAGCTAAGTTAAGATACGAAGATGCGACTCCAGATTAATAAATAATATCTTTAGATAGGGAAATTAATATGGCATTACCATTTAAATTTACAGCAGATACTTTTAGAGAATTATTTCCAAAGAATAAAGATCCTGAAATTTGGGCTGACGCGATCAATGAAATCTTACCAGACTATGATATCAATACACCTAAACGTGTTGCAGCATTTCTAGCTCAATGTGGTCACGAGTCTGGTGGGTTCACCACACTTTCCGAGAACCTAAATTACGGTGCAGCTGGTTTGCGTGGTATCTTTGGTAAGTATTTCCCAGATGATGCCACTGCTAATGCATATGCCCGTCAACCAGAAAAGATTGCAAATAAGATTTACGCCAATCGTATGGGTAATGGTGATACTGCATCTGGCGAAGGATATAAGTTCCGAGGTCGTGGTCCAATTCAACTAACTGGTAAAGCAAACTATACAGCATTTGCTAATGATATGTTTGAAGATCCAGAAACTGTTCTGGATAATCCAGACGTGGTGGCTCTTGATAAAGAAACTGCGTTGACATCTGCTGTGTGGTTTTGGAATAAGAACAAACTAAATGCTCTTGCAGATGTTGGTGACATTAAAACAATGACTAAAAAGATTAATGGTGGCTATATCGGTCTTGAAGATCGCATTAAACACTATGACCACGCTTTACACGTTCTAGGTGCATAATAAACTTGTTATTAAATAAAGCTTGGGGTATAATTATTGAATAAATGTTATATCCCTAAGGAATACTTTGAAGCAATTTATTGAACATGGATTTAAGAAGCTAAGTAGAGTTGAGATTGCTGGTGTTAGATACTATGACACTGGTGAAGGGAAATACCCATCGGTAACTACTGTTACTGGGTTGTTAAGTAAAGATAGCATTCTGGCATGGCGCAAGAGAGTTGGTGAAGAAGAAGCCAATCGTGTGTCTGCCAGAGCTTCAAAACGTGGAACAGAAATCCACTCACTATGTGAGAATTATCTAAAATATGATAAAGCAGAACCGAGTATCTTTGATGCTCAGATGTTCAACTCTCTAAAGCCAATCCTCAATAACATAGATAATATCCATGCTTTGGAGTCACCACTTTATTCACATAAGTTAAAGGTGGCAGGAACGGTTGACTGTATTGCAGAATACAATGGTGTCTTGTCGGTAATTGACTTTAAGACATCTGGTAGAATTAAAAATCGTGATGATATTCACGGATACTTTCTTCAGACATCGGCATATGCTTACATGTTCTGGGAGCAAACGAAAATGTCTCCAACACAAATAGTAATTATTATGGGTGTTGACGACGAGAACCCTTTGGTATTCATCGAGCCAATAACTCCATGGTTGCCGAAGTTTATTGATGTGAGAAACCAATTCAAACAGTTGAATGGGTATTAGGAGAATTATATGGCTAAATTAGTTCCTATCAAGGATAAAATCGCAGTAGTGCGAATTAAAAGTAAACTAGAAACTGACTCAGGTATTGTTATTGAGTCATCACGTAGTGACGGAGTCGATAAGGCAAAGGTAATAGCCATCGGTCCAAATGTGGATTTGGTGCAGGTTGACCAAACCGTTTTAATTGACTGGTCAAAAGTAGTTCATGCTACAATTGAGAATAACCCAGTTTATGTGTTGTCGCAAGATGATGTTAACGCAATTCTAGAAGAGTAATTATATGTTTGCAGGATTAATTAACATTGCTTTCTGGATTGCCATGGCATTCGCATTGTGTTTGTGGGTTCTACCTGCATTAGAAAAAGTTTTTTAAAAGGGAGTAATTATGAAGAAAAGTATTTTATTAGCAGCACTATTAGCAGTTTCAACAAGTGTAATGGCTGAAGGCAATTTCGCCCACATCCAATACGCTTTCCGTGATACGGTATCTAGTAATAGCCAAGATCCAAATCGTCAAGGTGTAAACTTCACATTTGGAACTAAAGTATATCCAGGTGTTACCTTAGATATCAATAATCAATTCCGTACTGAACGTTTAAATTCAGATACTGGATCAAGTTCTAATCGTCTTGAAGCTGGTTTAACAGGACAGTTTGATGTTCTTAAAGATGTTGCTGTTTATGGTCGTGGTGCTCTTGGTCAGAAGTTTGCAACTAGCGAAGACCATACGTATTATAGCTTAGAGGGTGGCGTAAAAACTCAAGTAACTCCTGACTTAAATGTTCGTGTTGCATATCGTTTCCGTGACTCCTTCAATGATACTTACGCTGACAAAACGAACACTATTCGTTTAGGTGCTGAGTATGCATTGAATAAAACAAGTGCGTTGACTTTAGGTATCGATCGTGCTTATGGCGATTCAGAGTTTATCGGTTACAATGCAGGTTACGTAGTTAAGTTCTAAATAAACAACAGTCCAGCCAAAACTGCGGTATAGCTAGAATTTACTAGTGAACCTAGAGGACGCTTTAGGGTATGGACATCTCGGGAGGACAACTCCCAACTTACATGGAGAATAGTATGAAAGCAGTTTTACTAGCAGTATTATTGGCTTTCTCTTTTTCAACGGTAACTATGGCTGCACCAGCTTATACAGTAATTGCTAATGCTTCTAATGCAAAAGCACCAGCTAAGAAAGTTAAAGCTAAACCAGCAGCAGTAGTTAAGAAAGAAGAAAAGAAAGAAGCATCAGTTACTTACAAGAAGCCAACACGTAAGAAAGTAGTTAAGAAGTAGCAAGAAAGGGGTGAAATTCCCCTTTACTTTTATTAATAAATAGTGTATAATAGCAGTTATTCATTAAATCGCAGCAGTTTCTATTTTGTTATTGGTAGTAGTTGGTTAGCAGTAAATAATACAGGAGAACAATATGCGCATAATTCTAGCAGGATTAGTCATCGCAGCATCTTTAATCGGTCTTAGTTTACTAGTAGATTATAACAGCGAAGTTCCAAAACTTGTATCGTATGATGATATGATACCGAAAGCTAAAACAGAAATTGATTGTTTAGCAAAGAATATATATTTTGAGGCAGGCAATCAAGACGATAATGGTAAGATTGCCGTTGCTCTAGTAACAATGAATAGAGTTGCCAGTGGGCAATTCGCAGGTAGTGTATGTAGTGTAGTAAAAGAGAAATCGGCAAAAGTTTGCCAGTTCTCTTGGTGGTGTGATGGTAAATCACATAAGATACTAGAGAGATCTACATATAATAAATCTCGACAAGTAGCTATGTTCGTTTACCTAAATTATGGTAAGGTTAAGGATATTACAAAGGGAGCTACGTATTACCATGCGAACTATGTAAGTCCAGGATGGTCAAATTTGAAGAAGACCATTTCAATCGGGCAACACATTTTTTATAAACCAAAGAGAGATAATAATTATGATGAACAAACTAAATTTAGTATTAGGCAACAGTTCCAGTCCCAACCAAAGTTCGTTCATGTTGTTGATGGAAGATATCTCACTCCAGTCTTGTAAGAGCACTATTGAGTGGATTGTCGAAGCTAACTTTGCAGAAGATAAACCTGAGTCATTAAACCTAATGATATGTTCTCCAGGTGGAGATCTGCATGCAGCGTTTGCTCTGATTGATGTAATGAAAGGTAGTAAGATCCCAGTAAATACTATTGGGCTTGGTGAGATCGCTTCAGCTGGTCTATTGATTTTCTTGGCTGGTGCAAATCGTATTCTTACACCAAATACCGCTATCCTATCTCATCAGTATTCATGGGGTGCATTCGGTAAAGAGCATGAGTTATTTGCAACAATTAAAGAGTTTGATCTTACAACTAAACGTATGATTGCACACTATAAGAAAAATACGAAACTAAATGAAACAGAAATTCGTGATGTACTACTTCCACCACACGATGTATGGATTAGTCCTAAAGATGCTTTGAAGTATGGCATCTGTGACGTGGTAAAAGAATTATATTAAGTTTGCAATAATAAGTAAAAATAATTTGTCTTTAATTAGTAATTAGCGTATAATGTTACTAAATAAAGTTATAGCGGTGATAGGGTAATGGCAATCCGCTAGCCTCATAAGCTAGAGACGTGGTTCGACTCCACTGACCGCAACCAAATTTTTAAAATATATTTTCAAAATAATTGAAAATCATCGGGCAATTGTTATAAATAGAATTATGAACAAATTAAACATAAACCATAGCAGTAATTTTAAATCAGCGGTGCTTTTAGCGCAGCCGATGAATGCTGGCTCACGCTCATGGGATTATACGATCGAGGGCTGGGATGGGTTTTAAAGTTTAATTGTTTCATACGAATTTTAAAAACCCGATCCAAGAAATTGTTTCGGGTTTTTTGTTTTTAGTTGTTTACTTTAATTAATAATTAGCGTATAATGGCTGTAAATTAAGTAGTACTGTTCTTTTACAATTTAGATGTTGTTTATATACCGTGAGTCAGCTGGTGTGGACACTTGCCTTTCAAGCAAGCTAGATGGGATCAAAACCCATACGGTATACCATATTAAAACATATTTGACGGATGGGATACCTGCAATGCCGCAGGATCTTGTTCGGTGCAGCTGACACTGTGCGAAAATCTTTCTTGTCAGAGATAGAAAATATTGAGTATGTTTTAATATGGTTTTATGAGTGTTCGGGGACGTTGGAGTGTCTCGGCTGGCTGTAACCCAGTTGCCTCGTGCTTAGTAGGTTCGAATCCTACAACACTCACCATTGGGAGTATAGTATAATGGCTTATTACATTCGGCTTTTAACCGATCAATCTGGGTTCGATTCCCAGTGCTCCTACCAAGAATTATAGCGGTTAAATCGAATGGCTCAGATACTACTCTTTGAAAGTAGGTAAGATGGATCGTAACCATCAACCGCTGCCAGTTATGTCGTGGTTCCAGTTTTACCGATCTCTCAGTTAAAAGCTGTCGGTAAGTAAAGGGTAGGGAAAGCCAAACCTTCTGGCAATAAGCCACGACACCAGTTTCGTAGTAGTTTGAGTAGGCACTCATGCTGGAAGATTCCAGTCAAGATCGCAACTTGGGGTTCGAGTCCCAGCTACGGATTTAGTTTTACGGAGGGTTATGCACTCGGGGATAGTGCGTCTGTTTTGAAAGCAGAGCGAACGTGAAAACGTCAGGGGTTCGATTCCGCCATCCCTCCGCCAGTTTTAAAGTTTGGAAGAAAGCTATGACATTATGTATTCGAGGTTAGGAGAGCATAGCAAACCGTCCGATTTTGAGTAAAAGGTAGAAATGCCTGACTGCTCTAAGCTAAGTTGCTAAAGCGTTATGAAGATTTTCACTGGAGCGATCGAAAATGCAACATCCAGTAAGAATATGGAAGATGATTGTACAAGGTTGTACACACTGATTGCTAATCAGTAGGATCCGAAAGGATTTGGGATCGATACCTACTTCTTCCGCCAAAGCAAACGATACATGAAGCTACTAAACATAGTGGATTGGATCCAACGGTTGTAAGTGACGATGGGTGATATCGGAACTTTCAAGATTTGCCCTCGTAGCCCAATTGGCAGAGGCACTGGTCTTAGAAGCCAGTCAGTGACAGTTCGAATCTGTCTGAGGGCACCAAGTTTTATGTAGTATGTTATGCTGTGTACGACTTCTCTAGGTGAGAAGGCTTGACTGTTAATCAAGATGCGCTAGGTTCGAATCCTAGGTACACAGCATAACATACTATAAAGAATACTCTGTGTGGGTCAAAGGTTGATCACTACGTTTGGGGCGTAGACGATGTAGGTTCGAGTCCTACCACAGAGACCATTTTTATTGGGCTATGATTGAGCTGGGGTTCTTGAATGCTTTGCAAGCATTTATCGGTGGGTTCGATTCCCACATGGTCCACCAAGTAATGCGGGTATGGTGTTTAACGGCTAGCACGACAGTCTTCCAAACTGATAGTAACGGTTCGAATCCGTTTATCCGCTCCAGATTTACACACGATTGACTCGAGTGGTTAGAGACTATCCTTACAAGATAGATTATGTAGGTTCGATTCCTACATCGTGTACCAAGTTCTGCCCAGTTCGTATAATGGCTATTACTCCTGTTTTGTAATCAGGTTATGAGGGTTCGACTCCTTCATTGGGCACCAAGTTTTATGGCTTCCATCCGTAGAATACCTCACGGTCGGCTTGGAAGTTCTTTTGGCTCGATCGTATAACGGTCTATTACGTTGGATTGTCTATCCAATCATCGGGGTTCGATTCCCCGTCGAGTCGCCAATTATGTCCTGTTAGCTCATTTGGAATAGAGCGCAACGCTACGAACGTTGAGGTGAATGGTTCAAATCCATTACGGGACTCCAGTTTTATACTCGTGTAGCTCAGTGGTTTAGAGCGATCGGCTGATAACCGATAGGTCGACAGTTCAAATCTGTCCTCGAGTACCATGGATCTCAGACCAATCTGGTGATGGTGCAAGTCTGAAAAGCTTGAGAGGTGGGATCGAAACCCACGGGATCCACCAATATTTTGCTTTACTTTTATTAACTATTAATGTATAATAATGTTTTATTGGAGTTATGATGATTAAAAGAAACCAATTAGGAGTATTATTTAATGCGTATCAAGGAAAACACAAGAAAGTCCTTACGGTCTGTTCAGCTGGCTGTTTACGTAGCCCTACTGCTGCTCATATACTCAGTAGTGAACCTTTTAATTTTAATACCAGATGTGCTGGTACTAGTAAAGAATATGCCATTATCGCATTAGATGAAGCATTGATTGTTTGGGCTGACGTTATTCTGTGTATGGATAGCGACCAACAATATCTTATTAATCAGATGCAAAACAAGTTAGCTGCAGAAGCTAGTGCTATGTTTGAATATGATTACAAACAGGTTATTAATTTAGAGATTGAAGATGACTATGCTTATCGAGATCCTAAGTTGGTGGAAATTATGACGGAGAAGTTCAAAGAACTATTTCCAATGGAGTAGATTATGACAGCAACGTTTCTAGTTTCAGATACGCACTTCGGTCATGCTGGGGTGTGTAAGTTTCTCTGTGAAGACGGAATTCACAAAATTAGACCTTGGACAGATCCTGATGAGATGAACGAGGATATGATTAGAATGTGGAACGAAACGGTTCGCCCTAACGATAAAGTTTATCATCTTGGTGACGTAGTTATCAATAGAAGATACCTACCTATCCTTGATAGACTTAACGGTGATAAGGTACTGATTAAAGGTAACCACGACATCTTTAAACTTGAAGACTATGCGAAATACTTTAGAGATATTCGTAGTTGTCATAAGATGGGTGAATATATCCTTACTCATATTCCTCTCCATCCTGACAGTCTAGCTAGATGGTGTGGTGGTAACTTTCATGGTCATCTTCATACTAATAGAGTTATGGAGTATAGAAAGTCTATTAAGATGACAGTTATCGATCCGCGTTATTTCAACGTATCAGTCGAACAAATTGGATTCAAACCTATTCTGTTCGAGGAAGCAGTAAAAGCAATGAAGTATCAACAAGAATAGTGTACACGTGGCTGAATAGATAGGCGAATGTCTGCAAAACATTTCCATGCTGGTGCAAATCCAGTCGTGTACTCCAGTTTTATTACGGTGTAGTGTTAACGGCTAGCACAGTGGTTTCCAAGTCCTCAAGTGGCGGTTCGAATCCGTCCATCGTCGCCAAATATACCCTATAGGGTATAAAATTAAAATATACCTTAGAGGGTATATTCAATGTTGTCCTTAGTGTAGTGGAAGCACCTAATCCTGTGAAGATTATAGTACGAGATCGATACTCGTAGGACAACCCATAGAAGTATAGCATAGTGGCTTAATGCAGATGCCTCATACGCATCCTATCGTGGGTTCGAATCCCTCTACTTCTACCATTTAGCTGTTTACTTTAATTCGTAGTTGATGTATAATACAACTCCATTGATTGTTACGGAGTTGAAAAATGAACGCTTTTATTTCTAAATACGGTAGCTTTCCTAAAAAATCTAAATCTAAATCTAAGTTTATGCCTAGCTATGATGATATTGACGCTACGAAAAGATGGGTTCAAATTAGTTTAGATATTTTTGAAATGAATAAAATTTTACTCACTACAAAAAACTTTAACGAAAAAATGGATTTATTGATTTGTTTAGAATTAGCTGAGAAAAAACGTGCTTGGATGGTTCGTCATGAAAATTTCGATTCAAAACGGGCTAGATTTTTATTTGACTCAGTTAAAAATTTACCGAAAAAATAATTATGAAAAATGAAGTCCCCAAGTGGGTTGAAGACAAGAATAAAATACGCCACGATGAAGAAATAGAATTCGTTGGTGAATCTGGTGCAGATGGAGTTATTGATGGTAAGTTACCCAATGGTGACACCTATGAATGGACGAAATATGCAAGCAGACGGTTGAAGAAACCAAAAGAATAATGCGGGTGTGATGGAATTGGCATACATATCGCTCTTAAACAGCGAGTTCTGAGGGTTCGAGTCCCTCCTCCCGTACCAGTTTCGTGGACTGGAAGCTCATTTGGTATGAGCGATCGGCTCATAACCGAAAGGCACTGGGTTCGAATCCCAGACGGTCCACCATAAATAAGACGACATCTAAATTAACCTTTGAGAGTATCATGGAAACTAGAGTATTAGGACTTGACATTGCAGGTAACCCATTTAAATGGCTTTCACCAGAAGAAGCTGTGCATTACTACGCTTCAGATAAAGTGGTATGGGATCTTGGACAAGACTTTCAAACGTTTCATGGTGGTCATCAAAAAGATGGACATCAGTCTGAAATCGTCTTAAAATCTATCATCGCTGTTCGTGGTGAAACGAAACGTCAGCATACTAGATCTACAATCAACACTCACGGTAACTTCTTACTGTTTAGACGTGATCATCATATCTGCGCTTACTGTGCTGATGAATTTGAAGGTAAAGATCTAACACGTGACCATGTGCATCCAAGAAGTCGTGGTGGTTCAAACGATTGGGTGAACTCTGTAACTGCATGCAAATCTTGCAATATGCGTAAGGCAAACAAAACACCAGAAGAAGCTGGTATGCAATTGCTTTATGTGCCATACCGTCCATGCAGCTGGGAACACTTCATCCTACAAAACAGGAACGTTATCGCTGACCAAATGGAGTATCTTAAGTCTAAGTTACCAAAACATTCAAGATATTTCAATTAACTGTTTACTTTAATTCGTACTTGATGTATAATAGCTCTATAGTTGATTATGGAGAAAGATATGAATTTACGTCAAATTGAGCAAACTTTTAAAACCGATGTGAACGCATTTGTTCGTACTGGTGATATGAGTGAACCACTGTATGATGTTTTGTATGAGTATTATTTACTCACAGCTGGTGAAATGCCCTATGGTATTGCAAAAGCACGTGATGGCGATCCAGTAGAGTGGATCTGTGATAAGTTTGAGCAGTACTTAGACGCTTAGTTTTACATCCCGATAGCACAGTGGACTAGTGCAAAGAGCTTCTACCTCTTAGGTCGGTGGTTCGAATCCACCTCGGGATACCATTTTTATGAAGGAGTATATTATGAAACACGAGTATATCGTAACAGTAATTGCAGTAACTTTAGTAATCATCGCAGGATTTGTCAGCTATAATAACTTAGAAGACAAACGTCTCACCTCTCTAGAAAAATCTCTAGAAACTGCCTCAAGTCGAGGTATCAATCCAGTAGCTGTACGTTGCGCTTTCGCAAGTTCTAACGATAACATCTGTATCGTGTATGCTGCTAAACAAGTAACAGTCAAGGAGTAATTATGAATTCAATTGAAATTAAACAGGTATCAAACGGTTTCCTAGTAACAGTGGTTGATGGCATCGATAGCTTTGAGAATAAAGAGTTTGTATTCACCAAAGAATATCAAGTTATCAAGTTCTTGAAAGACCACTTCAAATCTGAATAAAAGTGTTTACTTTAATTCCTAATTGCTATATAATAGTCTTAAGTTGATTATGAGAGGGAATTAAATTATGAAGAAAACTGAATATAATTTTAAAGTTGGTAAAAAACATTACCGTGTTAAAGCTGAAACTGCAGGACACGCTATGGAATGGATGAATCGTAACGTGATGGATAAGTTAAATGCTCATCCGTTTGCATGGTTCGACAGTTCTGAACAAAACAGTTACTATGCAGCTAGTGGAAATTTCTTCGACTAGATCAAGATAACTGTTTACTTTAATTCGGTGTTGATGTATAATAACTTATACTTGAGATTTGGAGATTATATAATGACTTTTACTTATTCTGATGAACTTTACAGCGACCTTTATAAAGATGCACGTGGTGTGCGTCCAGGTAACGCTGGTTATGTTTACTGGGACACTCTTAGTCCTGCTGAAAAGCAGGTTCAGTGGGATGGTCTTATTCGTGAGATGAACCAACGCTGTGATGAAGAAGCAGCAATGGAGAAATTGGCGATTGCTCGTTTCGAAACACAGATCCAAAGCTGGATCGAAATTGGTGCTAAGACACGTGAAGATGCCATTCGCTGGTTTCACCAAGCTGAAGAAACTAACGGTGATGGTGATTATCTTTGCTATCGTCTAGGTCTTCCATACGGTTACGTGACGGAGTAATTATTATGACTATGCATATGATGCACGCTTCATTCACCACCACTGGTAAAAAGAAAACCAAACAAAAGTTTAAGTCTGCTGCTCATGCAGCAAAAGCTAGAGAGAATGCAGAAAACTGGAAACGGTTGATGGAGAAATGGGATGTTAAACCTGAAGTTCGAAAATCTACCAAGCTGGATTCAAAACCTAGTCCTAGTACTGTATATCGTCGCCAGTGTTCTACCGACCATATTCCTAGCTTGGATACTGGGAAAGCTGTAGCAACAAAGAAAGAAGTTATTCAATACACTGGTGATGCAATGATTGGTATTGGTCAGTTACATAAATCAAATGCTGTGCCAATCTTCAGTCAAGCAGATGCTATCGATATCTCAAAAATGAGAAGAGGATAAATAATGTATCGGTGCGACAAAATCTATCCGATACATCTTAACAAAATTAAGGATCAATCATGTCGCAGCTATTACTAGAAGTACCAGATCAAAAAAATAAACCAGAAGAAAAAGCACAAGTTCTAGTGGAAACTGATAAAGTTCCTTGTGACAGTAAAACCGACACAGAATGTACTAAACGCTGGTTAGAGTCTCAATCTGACTGTGTTTAAAAACTTTGATTATAAATGGATAGCAACTGCGCTATTCATCTTCGGTGGCACCAACTGCGCTTTAAAAACTCCTCTAATACAATACGCATTTCCGTGTTTTGTAATTGCCCACTGCATTCTAATTTACTACTTTGTTACGCATCATAGAAGTAAACCGTTAATCTTCCAGAACGTATACTTCTTGATCATCAATATAATTGCCACTTATCTGTGGAATTTTCAATAAAAGTGTTTACTTTAATTCGTAATTAAGGCATAATAGTCTTAAGTTAGTTAATTATGAGAAGGAAATTGAAAATGAAAACAAGTACTGCAATGAATGTTATTTTAAAAGAAGCACTATTTCTAGGTATGTCTGTAGTAGAAGTTATGAAAGACGTACAGAAAAATGGTCGTATGATTTATAGCGATCGTGTTGTTGAAGCTGTTAAAGTTATTGCGAACAACTAGGAGTTATTATGCGATTTTTAATTATGCCATTTTTTATTTTTATTCTAATGTTTGTTATTCTACGAACATCAAACATCTGGTCTACTAAGAAAAACTGGAAACGTATTGCGTTAGAAACTGGGGTAGCTTTCGCTGCAACTCTACTTTCTATCACTGCAATTGGTGCTATTGTTATTTTATTTAATTAAGGAATTTATATGAAAAAGATTATGTTAGTTTTAGTTGCAGCAGGTATTGTTTCATTAACTGGTTGCACTCGTGTTGAAACTGGTCATGTTGGTATTCGGACAACGTTCAATGGTGAAGTAGATCCACAGGAATTGGGTGTTGGTTTCCATCAGACATTAATTGGTACAGTACACACTTACGTTGCTAATGAGATTACATGGAAAGTAGAGAACCTAACTCCGCAGACCAAAGACCGTAGTCAATTGGAAGACTTAGACTTGGCTTATACATACTCGGTAAACCCAGCGTCAATTGGTGATCTAGTAGTTAAGTATAAAGGTCGTGATGCAGTGGATGATAATGGTGACCGTTACCCATTAGCTTTATATGTTGAGAACGTAGTTAAGACTGCGACAACTGATGTCGTATCTCACTACGATGCATTAGAGGCAAATGAGAAGCGTGAAACTATTCGTAATGAAATCCGAACACAAGCTGAACGTATGTTTAAAGAAGATGGATTGGCTGAAGCTGTAAACATTCACCAAGTGTTCGTTAAGAACCTACAGTTAAGTAAAGCAATTATGCAGTCAGCTAATGCTGTAATTATTAGTCAAAATGAATTAAAATCAAAAGCGTTTGAAGTTGATACTGCACGTAAAGAGGCTGAACGTTTAACTCTATTAGCTAATAACAAATCAAGTATTGATTACATGAATGCTAAGTCATTAAGTGATATTGCTGAAGGTATCAAGAACGGTAAAGTTAATGCTGTAGTTGTTCCTTACGACTTTAAAGGTATCGTAAATGTTAAGTAAATTATTGATTGTTATGGCAACCATTATGTTGGTTGCATGTGGGCGATGTGAAAATTGTAAATCAGGAAACCCAACTTCATTATCAGATCCGATTAAATATTATCGAGTTTCTAAGTTATTTGATTATGAAGGATGTTCTGTATATCAATATAACTATCATGGACATTGGGAAACTTATCATAACTGTGAAACTAAATGAAAATTAGATTACTATCTGACCTTCATCTAGAGGGTTATTCATACTACTACGAATACGCTGGCGAGGACATCGTAGTCCTTGCTGGTGATATTCATACTCAGTATCGTCATCGGTTTATCCTAGACCAAATCCCAGCCAATGTAAAGGTGTTGTTCGTTGCAGGTAATCACGAGTACTACGGTAGTACATTCGAGGGTGTTAATGACTTCTTCTATGAGTTGCAGGCAGAGTATACAAACTTCTACTGGCTCCATAACGAGTCTATTGTTATCGATGGTGTAAACTTCTTTGGTGGTACTATGTTTACCGACTGGGAGTTATATGGCGATACATGGACAGCAAAACAGTTTGGAAAGAACGGTGTTGCAGACTTCCATTGGATTAGTAAGATCGGTAGAGATGGGTTAAAGCGCATGTGGAACCCTGAAGACCACTTACAGGAATTCCTAGCATTTAGAGATCGCTTGGTGCAGTGGCTCGAGAAACCTGCAGAGAAGCGTGTAGTAATCTCTCACTTTGTTCCACACCCAGAGGGTTCTGACGAGAAATATAAAGGCTCTGCATTGAATCCATACTTCCTATGCGATATGACCAAGTATATGGAGAACGTCAACCTATGGTTATATGGACATACGCATAGTAGCAAAGATATGATGGTAGGTAACTGCCGTCTAGTTTGTAACCCACGTGGCTATGGCGAAGAGAACGCCAATGGTTGGATTAAAGATTTAGTATTGGAGATTTAATATGGCAGTAATGAAACCTAACAACCCATTTGATATGCTAGCATCTGTTTCGTCAGCACCATCTGTGGCAGTATCACCTTATGACTATTCTGCTAACACTAATATTACAATGACTACACAACATCAGCAGAATATTGATTACTTCATGTCGTATGCTTCGCCGAACCTACTGACTATTCAAGAAACTATCAGTAATGATGTTCTGGCTGATATTGGTGAAGATTCAATGAAGAAACGGATCAAGCAAGATGTTGCTAGGAAATTGGCTGAAGAGATTGTTTCAACTAAAGTAACCTTTACCTCTCAGGAAAACTATGCAGAACATACTAGAATTATTCGTGCTAAAACATATGTATTTACTGCAGATGAACTGAAACTTTTTATTGAAAAATGTATAAAATAAGTGTTTACTTTTATTCTTAATTACTGTATAATAGCTGTATTAGTTGATTATGGAGAAAGAAAATGATTGAAAATACTATTTTGTTAATGATTGGTTTGACGTTTATTTGTTTAGTTTTTGTTGTTGGTGAAGTTCTTGCTAAAAAATTCGGTTGGGAATAATTATGAAAATTGTTATTAATAAATGTTATGGTGGTTTTGGTTTATCTGATGCTGGCATGATGCGTTATGCTAAGATTAAAGGTATTACTCTTTATCCAGAAGATGCTTCTTATGGTAAAACTTACTATAGAGTTCCAACAGAGTTACGTCAGCCAGATCTCGGTGAGGGTTTCTATAAATTATCTGTAGACGAACGTCGCAAATATAATGAAGTTGCCAGTGAGCAAACTTTGTATTCACGTGAGATAGAACGTGATGATCCAGCATTAGTTCAAGCAGTTGAAGAACTTGGTGAAGAAGCCAATGGTGACTTTGCAGAATTGGCTATAGTTGAAATTCCAGATGATGTTATCTGGGATATTGATGAGTATGATGGTAAGGAATGGGTAGCCGAACAACACAGGACTTGGAGTTAATTATGTATAATGTTTATGACTTGGCACGTGCTGATAAAGCATCTCTTAAAACTATGTATTCTGATTTACTTAAGGAACGTATGAGGCAGGACAAATTCTTCTCTATGTTCTTGGAGAAGTTCGAACGTAAAATGGATCACGAGAAAGCAGATACCCCTATCTGGAAACTGTATAAAAAGAAACGTGAAGCATATGCAGTAATAGCTAGTCTTATTAAATCTGCAGAATATCAAATGAGGAAATTTTAATGGGTGATGATTTAGAAGTTGAACAACCGCAGAAGCTATTCAAGTCATCGAATGAATTCTCTCTATATATTGAGATGATGGTGCAAGAACATAAAATCTCTCATATGGATGCAGTGCTTAAGTATTGTGAAGATAATATGTTGGAACCTGCAGACATTGCTAGTAAAATTAACAAGTCACTTAAAGATAAAATCGAACTGAATATGCGTGAACTTAATTATTTACCCAAACAGGCAACCCTAGATGTTTAAGAATATTAATTATGATAAGTTTGGATTTTACCTTACTGCAATTACAGTTGTACTTTACATTATTGTGTTTGCTAGTTATACCTGGAGAATGGATAAGAACACAATTAGGTATGACTGTAGAGTTGCAGAAATCGCTGTAGATTATCCAGTTAAAGTAAAAGAGGATTGTAGGAAGAAACTGAATGGACGGTCTTAAAGCTTACAAATACTACATGGCTATCAAGTTACACTTCAATAATGATAAATTTGATGTGTTCCAAAACCGTGGAAGAATTAACTGCCCAAGAGAAACTTTTGAAAACCGCAACGATAGATTTACATTCGAGAAACTTGCACGTAAGTATGATACCGATAAAGAGCTAGTTCAATTCTATGCTTCAAACTTTGCTTATGGCAACGAGAATGTAATTTACTCTATCGAAGAGGGTGAAGAAAACTACTTTGAGTGGAACCGTCGTAAAGAGAGTATGACAAAGATATTCTCTGACGACTGCAATACTATTATCCTAAATGCTCAGATGAACGATTTACAAAAAGACGACATCTTTAATTTTACTTTAAATGATTATCCATGTATAATTAAGTTATTCCTTGGTGGTAAAATCACTTTGGAGTCGGTTAGAATTATTGATGATATTAAACCATTTTTGGATAAACCTATTAGTCCATCGTTCTTAATGATAATGGAAAGAGAAATTCGTAGGATTAAAAAGGCAACTGGCTTTGTTAAGTATGACATTAATCGAGTCAAACCAATTTATGATCATTTTATGCAGGAGTTCGAAGAACTAAGTTATCATGGGTAATACTTACAAAAGACATCGCAGTGATGTAGAAGAAGAATTTGCTGGTAAGCGTCAAGGTAAGATCAGCAAACATTCCAACAATAGAAAAACTGGTGGAATGAAGACGCTAAATAGTTATGTTGAAGATTATGATGGTGATGACAATTTTGATGATGAGATTGAAATACTTGATGATTTACAAATACAACATATACAAAACTAATATACTTAATATAAAGGAAATACGATGGATATCAATGCACTTCGCAAAATGCGCAACAACGACTTCTCAAAAATCTCTGGCGAGTTTGAAAAAATCGCTAATCCCCAATCTGAATCACGCTCCTTCGCTGATGACCGTTTCTGGAAATTAGAAGCAGATAAAGCTGGCAATGGCACAGCAACAATTCGTTTCCTACCTCGCGTAGAAGGTGATGAGTTACCATGGGTTCGTATCTTCTCTCATGGCTTCCAAGGTCCAACTGGTAAATGGTATATCGAGAACTCTCTTTCTACATTGAACGAGAACGATCCAGTAGGTGAGTTGAACACTAAACTATGGAACTCTGGCTCTGAAGCAAATAAAGAAATCGCACGTAAACAAAAACGTCGTCTATCTTTTATCGCTAACGTTTTAATTGTAGATGATCCAAAACATCCAGAAAATAACGGTCAAGTAAAATTGTTCCGTTTCGGTAAGAAAATCTTTGACAAGATTATGGATAAGGCTCGCCCAACTTTTGAAGATGAAACACCAGTAAATGTGTTTGACTTCTGGGAAGGCGCAAACTTCAAATTGCGTCAACGTAAGGTAGAAGGTTTCACTAATTACGATCAATCTGCATTTACAGAACCACAAGCATTATCTGATGATGATGAAAAGATCTTGGTGATTGCTAATGCTCAATACAAGTTATCTGAGTTTACAGATCGTAAGAACTTTAAGACTTATGAAGAACTATCACGTAAGTTGGCTGATGTTTTAGATGGTGAGGGTGGTGGTTTTAGTACTGCTGCTCAGATGGAAGATGTTCCAGTGATGGAGGCACCTAAGGTTGCAGCGAAACCTGCTCCAACTCCAGCTGTATCTAAACCAATCCCTGAAATCAACAATGATGAAGATGATGTAATGTCATACTTCCAATCTATTGCTGACGAGGATTAATCTAGTTTAGATTGAGAATGGGAGCTTCGGCTCCCATTTTTACATTGCAAATCTAGTTTTAATATATCCAGCAAGCGTATTATCAGAATTTCTAACTGGAGATTTGACAACAGCATTTTGAGTTTGGTTATTAACTTGGGTAGGTGCACTAACAATTGTTGGTGCTGCCTGTTTAGCTGGAACTTTATCCATTGCTGCGTTTTGACCAGAAGTATTATAAATCTCAGTACCTTTAGATGATGGGGTTGGAGTGACTTGATTAGGTTTAACAGCATTCGCTTTAACCATATCAGATTTAACTTGTTCTGCAGCTTCATTGTATGCATCACCATCTGAAGTTCCAGGGAATGATTTAGCTTCCTGATAATATTTCTTATAATTAGGATGTGATTTGATCTGATCAGTAGTTACACCTTTTAATGTTCCGCTAGAAGACTCTGTCGTAACAGTAGGTGTAGAATTTGTCATTGGTGCTTTTTTAACTGGTGCAGCTTGACTAGTTGATGGTGGTAGTTTAGATCCATTTTTAGCAATTTTTTCTGAAGCGTCTACTGCTTTATCTAACTTATCAGAATCTACTGCGCCAAATCTTTCCATGGCATCTGCCATACGTTCAAGACCAGATGCTGCTTTCTCTATACCTGCTCCAGCTTTACCAATTTTTTCTAATTGTTCTACTGGGCTATCTTGTCCAATTGATAAGAAGTTGGTAACCAAATTTTCCATTGCTGTTACCATACCAGCAGCACCAAATAATGCCATAGCTGCTCCAACGGCAACAATACCTGCAGCAACTCCTATCAATTCTGCACCACCAATATCTGCTAGACGTTGAAGCCCATCAGTAAATGCTGGCATACTTTCTGCAATATTCTCGAATGCTTTACTCAAAACCCAGATGGCAGAACCAAATACCAAAAATGCTGCAGCGGTAATAGCAATAGGTATAGCAAGTAAAGACATTGCTGCTAAACCTGCACCAAGCAATCCAATAACTACTACACCTTTCATTAGATCACCCCAATCCAACTCAGCAAAGTTGGCGAATGCTTTAGATACTACCCATACTGCAGCTCCCATTGCCAATAATGCTGCAACTCCACCAGCAGTGCCATCTAATGCTTTAACTGCTAATGTTAACGCGCCAATTGCAATAACACCTTTTAGAATTCCAGAGAAATCAAGTTCAGCAAAGTTTGAGAATGCTTTGGAAGTTATCCAAAGAGCAGCACCAAGTGCAAGTAGAGATTCTACTCCACCTTTAGCACCATCAAGAGCTTTAACTGCAACAACTAGAGCTCCCATTGCTAGGATACCCTTAAACATTCCACCCCAATCAACCTCTGCAAAGTTGGCGAATGCTTTGGAAGTTATCCAAAGTGCTCCAGCAAGAGCTAATAATCCCTTCGCTGCACCACTTAGAGCTCCACCAGAACCTTTAAATGCGCTACCAATACCACTTAAAATGCCACCTTTAGATTCTTTTTCCTCTTTAGGTTTAACATTATCTGCGTTTGCACCTCTGGTATTCTCTTCAATTTTACTTAGAAGTTCTGTTTGGTCTTCATTTGTTTGTGCCTGTTCAATTTCAGATTCAGACATATCATTTTCATCTGCTGCTTTAGATTTGATAGATTCTTTATCTTGGAAACGAACATCGCTAGCAGAAAGTTTATCGGAAACTTCTTTACGTTGGTCTATCAACTCTTTAGGTGGGGTTAGCCCTGCCTTCTCGTATTCTGAGATTTGAGATTCTATTTTTCTAGACTGTTTGACGTTTTTATTAGATTCTTCAACAATACCTTTGGCAGTTTCTTTATCAACACCAGTTGACTTGGAATACATATCGATTTGTTTACGCTTCTCTTCTGATGCATCAGCCATTTGACTTAATAATCCAGTACCACCGCGTTTAGCAATACCTGTTTTATCTAAGAAACCTCTAGCAGAAAAGAAATCTTTGAAGCTGTTTTTAATACCAGCGATTCTATCTCCCATAGTTTTATAGGTAGATGCATCTTTTGCCTTACCAGCTACATCTTTTGCCTGCTGTTCTAGGAGTTTATTACTTTTCTCGATAGCTTTTAACATTTTAATGATGTTAGCGTTTGCTCCATCACCAGTTTTATCAATTAAACCTTTCTTTAATTCTTCTTTACTTAGAGATTCATCATTCTCAGATTTAATCGATTCTACTGTTTGAATGGTTTGCAGGATTTTATCTTGATGTAGAGATTTATTGGTCTGCGTCATCTCTTTTAGTTGAGCTATTGATATTCTCTCTTGAGAGTCGGCTGCAGATTTTTGATTTTCTGCAAGTCGTTTCTGCCCCTCAATGAGCTCTTCTAATGATAATCCTGATTTTGCCATTTTTATTTCCTGCTATTTTCTATTCGTTGTTTTTCTTCTTCTAAGTACTGAACCAACATAGCAACGTAAATCTCTCTCTCGAATGGTATCATCATTTCAACATCTTCTAATGAATACTGGTGATACTGCATTAACGCAAAATTCATTTTATAGTAATTATAAAGTGACTCATGCGAGAGATTTATCAAAAAAAACTGTTAAGTCCTTCTAAAACTTTATTATGAACTTTACCGCAAACTGGACATGCATATGTAATTTCTTGCTTAAGTCTTGGTATAGTTTCAAAAAACTTCTGTACTTTAATGAACTGATCTGAAGTTAAGTTATTTAAAAATTCCATCAGTTCTTGTTTTGTTTGTTCCTTTGCGTGGAACACTTCACTTGATGTATAGATAAAGTCAATACAATCTACAACAATACCAAATACACTTTCAATATCTGATTGATTTGCAGATTCTAGTTTTTTAATAACATCCATTGTTGGATATTTTAATTGAATACCAACATCATCGAACAATTCAATTTTATTAGTGTGCTCTGCTGACTTCTCGACTTTAATAGTTGTCAAATCAATATTAACTTTAGCGACAGCTTTTTCGTCTGTGCAAGTATCGCACTTTAAAAACAATTCTACAATTTCACCAACAGATTTTGCTCTGATTTGTGTGAAAATATATTCCAAATCGAATGTGGCTAATTTATCTACATCAACCTCATCTTTAATACAAGATTTAATAACATCTTTAAGTGACTCTACCATCACCATCGGATCTTCAGATTGTTGTGCAATCAATAAAGACTTCTCTTCTTTAATCAAAAACGGTCTATACTTAACTAACTTCTCCGTAGAAGGGATAGTGAGTGTATAGGTTGGTGTGCTATTAATAGGTAATGCCATTAGTTATCTCCCGAATTCATTTTGTTAATCATTTTGTTTAGTTCAGTTGTGCTACCAACGAAAATAGCATTGTTATTTGTTACATTTTTCGTTGAAATCTCTTCTTTTTTCTCTAATTTTCCATCTAATTTCTGTTTTTTCTCGTGTATTTCTAGAAGCTGGGCATTTACCTCAGAAAGTTGCTTAACTAGGTTGCCTACTACTTCGAATGCACGAGGATGCTCTGAAGATTTTGCAACCTCCAGAGCATGCATTAATGCTTCTTGTCCCTGAGCCAATAGACTATGAAGATTAGCTCTAGTCTTATCATAGTCATAGTCTATTTTCTCGTTTTGTACTGATGTAGAAGGAACTACAACTTCTCCGCTACTAGCCATAATTACCTCACCTTGTTTCACAGGTTCCATGTCGAATACCTGTGATAAATTATTATCAATTTTAGTCATTAAAAGTTAGGTTTCTTTCTAGTTGGTTTACCACTTGTATTTAGTGGCGCAGTTGGAACGTCTTCAACCACAGGTGGTGTTGGAACATTTACAACTGGTGTTACTGGAGCTGGAGTAGGCACACTGTATGATGGCTCAACGACTGGTGCTGGTTGAGAAATCATAACTGGTGCCTCAGGCTTTGGGTCTGCAGCACCATTAATTTTCTCTTGACCACGTGACCATGCTGAGATACCTAAAATAGCACCCATGGCGATATGATACATACCACCACCTTGTAGTGTTAGAGGTGTCCACATACCTACTGCTTGACCTGGATTCCAGAACTGTAATAGGTTAAATAGAATTGGTCCAAGAATAAAGTCAAAAATACACGTTGCCATGTAAGTCCAACCCATGGCAGGACGCCATTTCTTAACCATCCAATCTTCTTGCGCTACTTTTAAATCTTTCATTTCTTGATTTGCCATTTTAATTCCTCTAAAATCTTGGGTATACCTGATTAGTTTCCACATTAAAGTTTGGTGCAGCTGCACTATCATTAAATGGATCGTTTTGTGGTTGTTGTTGAATAATTTCTTCTTGATTTACAACTAATCCACTACTACCTTCTATCACTTTATCAGATCTCCAATATCTGTAATTCATAGACACTTGAAGTTTCATCACATCACGTGACGCATAGTCCATGTTAATTTGAGCTACAGATTTTGGATAGCATTCATATAGTTTAACATTATATCTGGATTCGTCATCTCTGTCATCAACAAAGATATCGATGTCTGTTGTATATTCATTATAATAATTAAATTGGCGAGTTACTGGATCTTGTATAGAATTGATCCAAGTATCGAATAAAAATTTAGAACCCATTGAGTTATCAACCATGAAAGTCATAGTGATATTATCAAAAGTTCTTTCATAAGGCATTTCTCTAAACTCACCATATGTTCTAGCCTGTTGAGTGGAGATAGACATTCCTGGGAGAGTTAAACCTTCGCATTGCATAGCAACGGTTCTAAGGTCTCCGAGATAATCTATGGTTCTAATAATAGAAGGTAAGGCAAATTCTACAGAGAATCTGTTGGTTGTCATCAACCCCTTATCTCTTACGGATGCAATAAATTCGTTTAGTGTACTCATTTTCTCATAATTCTCTTAGAGTCTTGCCATACTTGTTGTTTATTAGCACCAACGAATTGTTCCACTGGAAGCATCATGGCAGTTGCCCAGTCATTGGCTATAACTTTCTTAAATGGTGATTTTACATGCTCGCTTAAATACTGTTTAATACAAGGTTGTGCTGCTCTGAATTTAGAAACACCATCAATTAAAGCCCATGAATATTTAATTCTTGTAGTTTCATCCATATTTTTATTAGTTGCAAAATAAGTTAGCTTATCTAATAATTGAACTCGAAATTGATATGGCAAATAATGCATATTCAATCCCATAAATCCATCAGGAGTCTTTTTGTATGGGAGTAGAAGTGGGAATCTATCCCAGTATGGTAATGTATCTTTATGTTTAGCATCATAGAAAAACATATACATATTTCCAGGAATAATAGTTGCAGTTAGTGTATCTGACTGCGACTTCATTACTCTATTTGGAGTAACTCCCTGTCTTCGAATTAGGTTAACCTGTTGTTCAAACCAGTCTTGTGATTTACGTGCAGATGCCTTCAGATTATACTGATTACGTTTAAATACATCCAATAAGGTTTCTGTTTTCATCTATTATTTATGTTTTAATTTGCAAGAAGATATACTTGTTTTTTATTTGTCGATGGTGTATAATCAACGGTGTCTGGGGTTGATATTAGATACCTAAATCTTTCTCTGTAATTATCTTAAATTCCCATCCTCTGTCTTTTGCATATTCTGTTGCTGCTTTCCATTTAGATTGGTTCTTAATGAATGTAAGGGATTCTGTAAGATATCGTTTAGTTTGTCTTCCAGGAAATTTAGGTGGAGAGGTTTGAATTAGAGGTTTTACTTCTACAAGATAAGTTTTAGTATTACCATCTCTGCTTAATACTTGTATTTTAAAATCTACAAAATACCTATGTAGTCTATTATCTGTTCCGCATCTATAAGGGATAACAGTTTCTTCAGAAGAATATTTGAGGATGTTGGGGCTGGAGTCACACCAATTTAAGAATTTTAATTCCCAAGAAGATCTATAAATTATATTTGTGTGGTCTCCCGAATATTTTTCGGGATGCTTTGGTTTGTATTTTCCTTGGTGGTACTTCATTTTTGCTTATAAATAATACATAATTATAATTATCTATTTATAAAAGGCTACCATGGCTGAAGATTATATCCCGTCCCACTTAAAAGCTAATAACGCTAAAGATAAAGTTGGAGATACTCTCTACGACATCAAACAGATTCGTGGTACTAGAACATCATTCAACGAGAAGGGTGACTATAAAGTAGATAATCTAATGTACCCGACAGATCTGTTGAGTGCTAATACCAATGAAAAATACACCAGAACTGGTAATACTGAATATGGAAATAACTATATTGTATTCTATATTAATATCAACGAAAGTTCTAAACTCCTAACAGACAAATATCAAAAAGACCATAATACTACTGTTGCAGATTGGTCCGCAAACGATAAAGATAGAATTGTTGGTCAAAAAATGACTGCAGTAGATGCTGGAATTGGTTCTGGTATTGAAGGTGCAATTGCTGGTGGTGCATTAAAGGGTGATGTTACTGGGGCAGCACAAGGTGGCGCAATTGCTGCAGTTGGAGTTGGGGCTATTGCTTCTCAAACTGCAACATTTACTAGACAGATGAAACGTTTAACAGCTGCCGTTGCTTTGCATACACCAAATCAATTATCTGCCAGATACGGTATGCAGTGGTCTGAAGAAGATACTAACATGTTCCAGATGGCCAAATATGGTGCTGAAGGTTTAGCTAAAGCTGTATCAGAATTTGCAGATCCAAATAGAGAAGTTAGTCAGCAAACGAAAGACCAATTAGGTGGAGTTGCTGCAGCTATTTCTTTAAATACAGTTCCAGGTAAAGCTGCAATCTCTGCTATTACTGGGTTAGCTGCAAATCCTAAAAAGGAACAGGTATTTAAGGGTGTAGATTTTAGAAACTTCACTTTTGAATATCAATTCTACCCAAAATCTGCACAAGAATATCAAAACGTTCAAAATATCATTTACTTATTTAAGTTACATATGCATCCAGAATATAAAGATGCTGACAATTTCTTGTTTATGTATCCTTCAGAATTTGACATTGTGCACTATAATGGTATTGATGAAAACTTTAATTTACCAAGACATACATCTTGCGTTTTAACAGAGATGGTTGTTAATTATGCTCCACAGTCACAGTTTACTAGTTTTGCTGGCGGTAAACCTACACAAATTAACATTACATTATCGTTTAAAGAACTTTCTATTCTTACTAAAGAACGTATTCAGGAAGGTTACTAATGTATTTTAATAATTTCGATAAGATTTACTATGACTTTGAGATTAATGGAGAGCGTAAACTCTTTGTTGTTTCAGATATCACTAAAAACGTTAGAATTAGAAAAGAGATTCTAGCTAATATTACATTATACGATGAATATGAT